TCCTGCTTGAAGTGGACAAAAGAAGTCTTATAACCGAATAAAAAAGATTGCGAAAGATGAAAAAGAGATATAGATATGATGACCTTCGGTCTTTTTTTGAGCAGTTGTTGCAAGATAAAGAATCTGGCGATATCGAGTTCAAATCAGCAGCAGGTGGTTTCCCGAAGTCCTTTTGGGAAACATATTCTTCGTTTGCTAACACGAATGGAGGTACGATTATCTTTGGTATCAAGGAAAAGGATGGAGATCTTTTTTTTGATGGGCTCACGCTCGAGCAAATCAAGAAATACAAGCGTGATTTTTTATGAACAATATGCACAGCAAGCAGAATGTGAACATTGCTCTATTAAAAGAAGATGATGTACAAGATGTCGAATACGAAGGACACTGGTTTCTGCTTTTTGATATTCCGAGGGTTAACAGAAGCCTAAGGCCAGTATATTGCGGTTTGGATCCCTATACAGGGACTTATAGGCGCGATATTGATGGAGACTACCATTGCTCTCGTGAGGAAATTAATAGCATGTTTGCTGACGCTAATCTGGCAAATCCGATTGATGGACGCATCCTTAAAAATTATGGAAAGGAAGATTTGGATGAAGCATCCATCAAGCAATATCGCCGCAAATTTGAGCAAGCAAAACCCGACCATGTGTGGAACGCGCTGTCTGAAGACGACTTTCTGGAAAAGATTAATGTATTCAAAAAAGACAGGAAGTCTGGGGAACGCGGGATAACATACGCCGGATTGTTGATGTTTGGGTCATATAGCGCCATCATGGACGAGAATCCTAATTTCTTTCCTGACTATCAAGAAATACAAGATCCCGCCGCTCGGTGGATTAACCGCATTTGTCCTGATGGGAATTGGGAATCTAACCTTTTTCAATTTTATAGTCGTGTGCTTCCAATCCTCCAGAACTTTCTCCCAAAACCATTTGTTTTGAGGAATAATCAACGAATAGAGGAAACGCCTGCCCATGTCGCCGTCAGGGAAGCCCTGACAAATGCTCTTGTACATGCCGATTATACCGAGAATGCCACGCTGAATGTGTATAAGTACCCCAATAAGATGGTTTTCTCTAACCCCGGTACGATGCTCATATCCATCAAACAATTCTATAAAGGTGGTGAGAGCATTTGCAGGAACAAGTACCTGCAAACGATGTTCTCTTTTCTTGGATCTGCCGAGAAAGCAGGGAGCGGAGCAGACAAAATACTCCGTGGATGGGATTTCCAGGAGTGGAAACGTCCGTTTATTACTGAAAGAGTTAGACCTAATAAGGTTGAGTTAACGATGTCGTTAGAATCCTGGTTAGACAATGCCACAATGGAGGGACTAACAAAAAACTTCGGTCAGAAATTAGATACATTAACTCACAATCAACTGTTAACCTTGGCTCTAACATATTCCGAAGAAGAGACCTCAAACGAAAGACTGCAACATGCTCTGGATATGCATCGCTCGGATATTACGCAAATGTTAAGGGAGTTGTGTGCCAAGAACTTCTTGGAATCATCGGGTCATGGGAGAGGCACAACATATCATCTCGTTGAGAATAATCGTACAAACTCTAAGTCTAACCTTTTTGAGCCTAAGTCTAACCTTTTAGACTCTAAGTCTAATATTAACAGCTCTAATAAGCTGGAATTCAGCGAAAAAAGCAGCGCAAACAAGTCTAATATTTCTAAGTCTAATATTTCAGTACATAATCCACTGAAAATCAAAGGGAAAAAAGACGAGCATAAGTCTAATATAAGGAAGTCTAATACAGGCGTCAAAAGGGTAAGACACAATAAGCCTACTTTGTTTAAGATGATTGCTGATTATTGTTCGGACTGGAAAACAGTTGATGAAATAGCAACTGTCGTAAGTCTTAATCGAGACTACCTACGAAATATGATTCTGCCACAACTTTCTGATGTATTAGAAAAGAAATACAACGTACCACGTCATCCAAGACAGAAGTACAGGACAAAACGAAATAGCCAATAAAGGCTGGGGAGATCACAAAGGGCGATAGATTATGACAACTGCTACGCTCTTAACTATTCATCAAAAATCTTAAGTTGGCTATTTGTGAGCACCTTTTGTGTCCCATTCATATATGTCAAAATCACTTTTGTGATTTTCATTTGAGTGGCATCTCCTGCGACATAATAACTTGAGTAGTCCCAGTTCCAACTGGCTGTTTCGTATTGCTCAACAGGTCCGGTGCCTTTAAAATGCCCCGTTTTCCGGACATCATTTACGTCGTTCGTGATTTTCCAATACACATCAACGTACTTAATCGTCTTTTTGTTTACATTGGTATAATGGAAAAAGAAAGTCACACAACCATATTTATCGTTCCATCCCCAATCACTTATAAAGCCATAAGGGCAATCGGCTATCACCTTTTCCGTAACTTCAGACCTAGTCATATCATTCAAAAGTTCGACGTTTTCTGCTCTGAATGTTTGATTCTTCAAACTGTCTCCAAAAGCCCCCACATGTAATTTAAAGGTATCATCGCTCTTCAATTTCTTTGGAATGATTGCAGTATGGAATAAGGTATATGGATAAGCTCCGAACATATATTCTTTCGTTAAATAAACAAGCGTATCATTGTTCAAATAACATCCGAAGGCATAATCTTCACAATAGCTCTTGTTACACAAAAGACAAAATAATGAGATTTTGTTTGTAGGGATAAGACGAAATTCGCCCTCTCCTGAATGTGCCTTACGATAGTTTTCCTCGTCTTGTTGCTGTGCTTTCCGCTGTGCTACTTCTCGCTCTAATTTAGCAAAACGTTCGGCCTCGCGGATGGAATCTTCACGAATAGAGTCCTGAATAAAGTCCATACGTTTCTGGTTGCGAAAACGTATTCTCTTGGCCAACACATCTGAAGCCCATTCTGTTGTTTGCCGCAATTTATCGCCTTTGAGTTTAGGTAATGTCTTGTCGTCATTGATGATTTTTGCTGCATTATTCCTAACTGTAATGACACAAAGAGCGTTTTCCGACAGGGCATAGAGTTGTTTCTGCTTCTTATCGTAAGCTACTGGGGATATGTTGCTAATCATCTCCAAAGGAACATTCTCCGTCATTTGGTAAATACCCATGGAATCCTTTTGGTAGTATTCTTTGGCGACAATAGATTCGGAGTTCGTTATGTCATATTTTGGGATGATGTCAGACAACGTAATAGCAAGAATAGGCAGGATAGAAAAAATAAAAAAGGTTTTCATCATAATAAGATTTCTAATACAAACTCCTTGGTTGGGTAGTTTGAGGTTTCAACTAAAATATTCTACAACGCAAAATTACATAAAAAAAACAATCTCTTGTTAAGTTCAACAAAGAAAGCATCATAAAAGTAGAAAACGGCGGAACACAAAAATCGGAGCCACCCTCACGGGCAACTCCGAAAAGACAAATTAGATGTATAAAATCACACGCCGTTGCCAGCATAAACATGAATAACCGTAAAAAAAGACCGGCAACGACAAGGCAAAGGTAGAAAAATTTTCTCACCTGCCAAAATTTCCTCGCGTTGCACTACAGCCAGAAAAACACCCTTGCTAGGAACCCATCAAAAAAAACATCAAAAAAAGCCCGAGAAAATTGTAGGTTTGATTATTTTTGTTTATTTTTGCGAAGTTTTTACACACATCATCATTATGGAAAAGAAAATAGACATTCGCCAATTAACCCCTAACCCCGACAACCCCCGCACCATTAGCGAGTTCATGGAAGGCAAGCTCATGGAGAGCCTGCTGGTCTTTCCCGAGATGCTCGAGTTGCGCCCGCTGCTCATCAACGAAGACAACATGGTCATCGGGGGCAACCAGCGCCTGTCGGTGCTGCTAAAGATTCTAGAGATGCCCGAGGCGGACATCGAGGACTGTATGTTCAACCAGAAGAAGTATCGCCTGGCCGAGAAAGACAAACAGCAGGCGCTGATGGACTACTGGAGCGCGTGGAAAGCCTCGCCCGAGGTGAGCGTGCGCGTGCTGGACGACATCGCCGCGGACCAGCAGAAAGAAATCTTGGTCAAAGACAACCTGCACTACGGCGAGGATGACGTGAGCATCCTCAAGCAGTTTTTCGACCGCGAGAGCATCGGCGACTTCACCGGTTCGGTGGCGTGGAACCTGTACGACTACAACGACAAAATCAACGACAAAGAGTTGGATCTGCGCAGCACCTACCCCGAGAAGTTCCGCTGCGGCTTCGTGGAGTGCCAGATGACCGACCGCGAGTTCAGCGACTTGTGCGAGTTCCATGACAAGTTCTTGGCGGCGCATGACGGAAGTGGCGATGGATTTTTAACCGCATTACTCTATAAACAGCTATGAAAAAAGACGTAAGAGAATTAAGCCTCAACCCCATCAACCCCCGCAAAATTGCCGTGGGGCAGAAACGCCGGCTGCAGCAAAGCATCATGCTGCTGCCCGAGATGCTCAACTACCGCGACATCATCATCAACCCCGCAGGCGTGGTGCTGGCCGGCAACCAACGCACCGCCATCCTCAAAGAACTCATCACCACCACGCCGATGGACTGGATGGTGGTCTTGCAGGAGAATGAGAAATGGCTCAACATGAGTGAGAAACAACGCGATGCCGTCATCGAGCGGTGGAAACGGTGGGTAGAGAACCCGCTGGTGGAAGTGACCGTAGCTAACCTTAGCGAGGACGAAGAGAAAGAACTCATCATCAAAGACAACAACGAGTTTGGGGAGTTCGACTACGACCGCCTGCAACAGATTTATGATGAAATCAACCTGGTCAACTTCGGCTTCGATGAGAACCTATTCTACGACCCCGAGGAGGACGACACCGTGCTGACGTTCACCAAAGGCTCCACCCCTCGCAAAATCGACATGCTCTCGTTCGGCAAACACGTGGTGCCCGTGACCAAGGAGGAATACGAAGCCTTGGTGGAGCGCTACAACCAATACGTGGACGAGGTGGGCGTGAATTTCGGATTTGTCAAAAGCCTGCTCGAAGGCGTCAACCTGCAATAATCACCTTTAATTTTTCACTATATGGAATACGTCAAATTTTCCGACATCCGCCCCGCGGCCTACAACCCGCGCAAAATCAGTGATGAGGCGTTCGAGGAACTCAAGTGCAGTTTGAAAGCGCTGGGGTTCATCCTGCCCATCATCGTCAACCGCGACAACATGACCATCGTGGCGGGTCACCAACGTACCAAGGCCGCCATGGCCATCGGGCTAGAAGAAGCCCCTGTGTATTACATCAGCGATGTGGGTATCGAATCGGAGATTCTGTTCAACCAAATCCACAACGGCGTCGAGCTCGAGCCGCAAGAGCATGCCCGCTGTGTCGCCCCACGAGAGAGCGGCGTGTTTTATGCCGATGTGCCCGCCGAGGCGTTCGAGATGGGCGGCAACAACCCCTCGATTGTCAAAGACACCTGCCGACTGATTGTCAAGCACGGCGATGCGCTGTGCGCCATCGTCTGCGGCGATGAGGTGGTCTTTGGCAACAACTATCTCAAGGCCGTGTTCACCATCGGACAGCCCGCGCATTGCTATTTCTTGGACCCTGCCAAGCGCAAGATGTTCGACTACTTCTTCGCGCGCGACTACGGCGTGTTCAGCTACGACCACATCGAGCGGGCCGACTTCATGCAGGGACGCGCGCAGCCCCCTCGCTACCACGCCATCGACTGGTCGATGCTCTACCGCCGCGTGGTGCCGTACCTGTTCAAAGAAGACCGCCGCACGGTTAAGGTCTTGGACTTCGGCTGTGGCAAGGCGGTGTTCATTGACAAGCTACACAAGCAACTGGGCTATCGCTACGCCATCGGACTGGAGTTCTTCAACCACAACCTGCGAGGCATCTCCGTGGAGAAAGGCCACGAGATGATTAACAACTTCATCGCCTACGTCAAAGCCAACGGCCTGTTCGATTACGTCATCTGCGATGCCGTGGTCAACTCGGTCAACACGCAGAAAGCCGAGGAGTCGGTGCTGACCTGCCTGAACCTCTTTGCCAAACCGGGAGGCAACGTGTTTGTCTCGGGTCGCCTCAAAGAGGTGGCGCTCAGGCAATACAAGGCGCGGCGCAACACCACCGATGACTCCACCACCGTGCAGTTCTTTGACGAGAATGGCCTGACGGCGTTTATGCAGGAGGGACAATGGTTCTTCCAGAAGTTTCTCACGCGCGACCAGGTGGAGGCGCTGTTCGACCGCTATGGGTTCGAGCCGTTCATTCGCTACGAGAGCTCGGGTTACTGGGGGTTCGGCGCCAAGAAAGTGCGCGAGCTCACCCGCGAGCAGTACATCGAGGCGGTGGACTACGAGTTTAACCTGAACCTGCCCAACCACCAACGCTACGGACGCCAAGAAGACGTTAAAGAACTCTTTGGACTGACCGACGCGAAAAAAAAGACGCAAAAATGATGTAATTTTCTTGCTGAAAAGTTTGCATATTTGATTATTTTTTCCTATCTTTGTGTAACAAATTAGATGTATAACATTTTAAAACACACATTCCTATGGTAGAAATCGAGTATGCCGAACTTAAAGGCAATTACAAAATCTTGTGGTTACGCTACATCTATGGCGTGAACCTTTCCACTCACTGCATGCGTTGCCTGCTGGGGCACAACGACCCCCGCGTGCATGGTTACATGAAAACGCTGACCAACCTGCAACTGGAGGAAAGCCGCTATTATTATCTGTGCGGCGTGGACCAAGACTTCAACTGGTACAAAAACCTGCACCTGGCGTTCGTGCGCTCTCTGGGCAACGTCATCGAGCTGGATAACGAGTTTATCCGTTGCCGCATCGTCAACGCCAAGCAACTGCCCATCAACGACCAATACATCGACTGGTCGCTGCCGCAGTCGCGTGACCGGCTGTTCTGCACCTGCCGCAACTGGCAGTTTGCCAATTACCTCGTCTCGCGTGGCAACGTCACCCAACCGCCGCGCCAAGGCACGCTGTTTTGATGCCCCCACATGTCTAAGCCCTCGTTAGATGAATTTGAAGACACCATACGCAAAGCCGGTGGCAACCTCTCGGCTGCCGCCGGTATGCTGGGTGTGTCAAGAAGAACCATCCACAACTGGCTCAAAGAAGACGAGGCGTTTAAGACGGTGGTCGAGGACGCGCGCAAGCGCGTGTTCGACAAATGCCTCGATACGGCCTACGCCGTGGCCATGGGCGTGCCCATCATCGACGAGCGCACGGGGCGGTTCGTGGCGTGGCGGGAGAAGCCGGACTCGGCGATGCTGCGTTACCTGCTGGCCACGTTGGGACGCGATGAGGGGTTCAACGACCGCGTGAACGTCAGCGTGGACAACCCGCTGCCGCAGGTCATCCAAGTGGTGACCTCCCGTGGCGCGGGTACCGAGGAAAAAGACGAGCAACAAGACAAAGACGAGCGCAAAAACACATAACGCACCATGCAACCCATCCACATAGCGGAGAACCCCGCGCAACAATGCTTCGAGGTGGTCGTGGAGAACACGCCCACGCTGACGCATCTGCTGCGCAAAATCCCCTCCACCCGCTACGATGCGCAGCGGCGCTGTTGGTGTGTGGCCCTCGGCGACCGCGCTTTCCTGCGCGAGTTCTGTGACTTCGCCGTGCGCCGTAAGCTCGCCTCGCAGGTCCTCTCGGGCGAAAGCATCGACAACATCCACCCTGCCGAGAACATGCCCGACCTCGAGGCGGACTGCTCGCACATGCGTCTGCAACCTTACGACTACCAACGCAAGGGCATCCGTTACATGCTCGACCACCAACGCTGTTTTAACGGTGACGACATGGGGCTGGGCAAGACGTTCCAAGCCATCGCGGCGGTGAGCCTGGCCAAGGCCTATCCCTGCCTGGTGGTGTGTCCTGCCGCCATGAAGGTGACCTGGCAGCGTGAGTTCTACAAGTTTATCGGCAAGCAAGCCGTAATCCTCGACAACAGCAACCGTGACAACTGGCAGCAGTTGTGCGTCACCGGCGCGTGCAACGTGTTTATCACCAACTACGAGAGCGTGCGCAAGTTCTGCGTAGAGCGGGTCATCGGCAAACGTATCACCGCCGCCAATATCGTGCCGGACCGCCGCATGGCGCTGTTCCGCTGCGTCATCATCGACGAGGCGCACCGCTGCAAAGACGCCACCACGCATTGGTCGAAGTACCTCGAGCGCATCTGCGAGGGCAAGCCGTATGTGTTTCTGCTCACGGGCACGCCTGTGGTCATCAGCAACGAAGACCTCGTGCAGCAGCTGCGTATCATGGGGCGGTTGGATGACTTCGGCGGGGCGCGGCGGTTCCGTGAGCGTTACTGCCGTGGCGCCTCGAAAAGCTCCAACTTGGGCGAGCTCAACCACCGCCTGTGGCAATGTTGTTACTTCCGCCGTGAGAAGAGCGAGGTGCTCACGCAGCTGCCTCCCAAGACCCGCCAGTTCCTATCGGTTGACATCACCAACCGTGACGAATATAACAATGCCGAAAGGGATTTGTTGGGGTACCTGCGCACGTGCGACAAGGCCAGCGATGAGAAGCTCAGACGTGCCGCGCGGGCTTCGGCGATGGTGCAGATTAACGTGCTGCGCAACATCGCCGCCGTAGGCAAGATGGCCGAGGCGGTCAAGTTCATCCACGATGTGGTCGATGGGGGCAACAAGCTCATCGTCTTTGCCTTTCACAAAGCCATCATCAGCGCCGTGGTGGAAGCCTTCCCCAAGTGCGTGACCGTCACCGGCAGCGACAGCCAGCAAGCCAAGCAAAACGCCATCGACGCTTTTCAGAATGACCCCGATACGCGCCTGATTGCGCTGAACTACAAATCCGGTGGCGTGGGCATCACCTTAACGGCTGCCTCACGCGCGCTGTTTATCGAGTTTCCATGGACGTGCGCCGAGTGTGAGCAGAGCGAGAGCCGCTGTCACCGCAACGGACAAAAGGAGAGCGTGAACTGCTATTACCTGCATGCGCGCGACACCATCGACGACCGCATCTTGGAAATCATCCGACAGGAGCGGTGCAACGCAGGAGCGGTCACGGGCGCGGTAGATGCCGCCGAGGAAAAGCTCGTGGACTTGACCCTGAACTACTACAAAGACAAACATCTTATTTAACACCCAAATGATATGATTACCATCCGAGAAAAAATCCTCTTGCGCATGAAAGAGCTGCAAGTGCGTCAGACCACCCTGTGTGAGAAAATCGGTATGCGGCAGCAGAACCTGTCGGCCTACCTGCGGGGCGCGCGCACCATCCCCTTTAACATGCTTGAAAAAACGTGCATGGTGCTTGGGCTCACCCTGGGCAGCGTGGACAAAGTGTATAACCCTCAAAACAGCAACGCATCATGTTCCGAGAAAAAATCCGTGGAGAAATGAACGTGCGCGGCATCGGCGTGAACGTCTTGGCGCGCCAGACGCACATCAACCGCAACACCCTGTCGGGCTTCCTATGTGGTAGCCGCGCGCTGAGTAACCGCAACCTTGACATCGTGCTGGACGCGCTCGGGCTCACCCTCGTGCCCAAGGCACACTTCGACCCGTCATCGCTCAAGCCGCCCAAAAACGATGATGAGAACGCAGCCTCGAGCAAATCGGCAAAAAGCGACTTTTAGAACATAAAATTTCTCACATTTCACACTCCCGTGGGGGTGTGTGAAGCGAACTTTTGACCAAAAATGAACGCGGTTAAGGTAGAAGTTTTCGACAAACAGGCGCAGGCGTTGGCCTACCTCTCGGACAAGGACGACACGGTCACGGAGGTGCTCTATGGCGGTGGCGCGCGTGGCGGCAAGACCTACCTGGGATGCCTATGGCAGGTGCTGCGGCGCATCACCATGGCAGGCTCGGTGGGCTACATCTGCCGCGAAGAAAGCGTGAAGCTGCGCGACACCACCGTGGTCACCTTTTTCGAGGTGCTCACGCATCTGCACCTGCGCTCTGCCATCGAGTTCAACGCCACCCGCCTGATTGTGAACTTCCCCAACGGCAGCATCATCTACTTTCGTGACCTCAAGCTCATGCCCAGCGACCCCGAGTTCGACCGCTTGGGCTCGTTGGGCATCACCGATTTGTTCGTGGATGAGGCGCAGCAGGTGTGCGCCAAAGCCATCTCGGTGC